CTAGTGTCAATGAAAGATTTTGTATATTGAGTTTGTGCGTCAACATAAGTTGTTAGCATATCCGCTAGTGGCTCATATTTGACTGTATTTGTGACTACAAATTTTTTGCCAGTTTGAATAGAATCAATGGCTGTGTGGAATAATGAATTTAACATGTTTTTCTCCTGTGTATGTGTTAAAGTGTGTTGCAGTTTTGAATAGACTGCATAACTATTTATACTTATTATACTAGAAATATTATAATATATGTAGAGTTTATACTCTAATCTGTTCTCTATACTTTTCTAGTGCTAATTCTCTTGCTAAGAACAATCTAAATTTGGCGTAATCAGATATTGCAAACTCTCGACTTACACCAAATTTATAAGCATAACGATTACGACCAAGAACAATATCACCGTCCCAATCGTAATCATCACCTTCTTTATTACTTAGTAGATGCTTTAGTTTCTTCTTTTTTAACGGGTGTTTTCTTTTCGGTACTTTTAGTACTGGGACTTTTGTTGTCGTTTGTATGGTCCTTTTTCTTTGCCAATAACATACCATCTGCGGCCTTTGTTGGCTCTGATGCTATTGGTTTGGTTGCTTCTGTAGCATATACTGAGAATGCAAACATTGTTGCGAATAGTGCGGTGAGTAGTTTCATTTTATTTCCTTTGAGTTAACAGAATAATATATCTGTATATATACAACGCGGTAGCTAGTGTTTTCGTTGACAGATATTTATCCGCCACGCCCAGTTCTACGAACTACACTTGAGCCACCAAATCCTTTAGTATTAGGTTTAGGTCCTTGTTTCTTTGGTGCTTTACCTAAACCAGGATGTTGTTCTTGATTTTTATGTTTGGCTTCATTAGCCATATTGATAAATGGATTTTTGCTTTTCTTTTCTTCTGTCATGATCGTACCTTTATTGAGTCTAAATATTCGTTGATATTTCCATATAAATTAATGAGCAGTGCAATCTTACTGTCATATAATCTTATGTAGGGTGATCTACTGCCACCATCATTTTTATTTACCCCTATATAGTAAGGACAACGAATTTTTTTATTTAGTTCTAATATAAAACTATGCCAATTACTTGTTTCAACTATTGTAAAGCCAAAGTTGAAAAATTCTATTTTAGCATAGCGAAATGCCAAATCACCGGCCTCTGTTAGTCTTAGACCTCTATCTGATCTAGGAACCATCCACCATTTCTTTAATGCTTCTTCAAAAGTCCAAACACTATCATCACCAAGTTCTAAGATTACATTTTTTGTAACTTGTTCCTTGTAATGTAGTTTAGTCATCTGGGTATACTTTTGTTCCCGAATTCATAAACACAACACTAAATTTATCTGTTTTGAATTGTGTGTTCAGTTTACGACATAAGTTTCTAGCATGACCGGGATTGCTAAAACTTGTTTTTTTATATTTTGGTACTGCTTCACTATCAAGGTAATGACTGCTTTTTAAGTTAATAGGTTGGTCATCATAGAATACTGCCCATATACCACTGGCTTCTACAATTTGGTCACACTTGTATGTGTTTTTATCTACTAGTTCTACTAATAGTTTAGGTTGTGTTCTACTCATATTTTACCACTTCCCACCACTAAATACTACTTCAATTTTTTCAGTAGGGTTAGGTGATTGTTCTTTTTGATCTAACAAAAGTTTAGTGATTTCATCACGCAGGGATTTAGCATCAGCCATTGGCATGATAATCTCTCTAGCACCGCGCGCCTCATTAGTGGTAATTTTATCAATAAACTTTTTAATATAACTCATAGTGTATTTATGATATTTTTTACCTCATCTTCGGTTTTGTAGGGGCCGTGATAGTCATATCTTTGAATGAAAATATATTTTGGGCAAAAAATAGGTGTGAATTCGTGTGTTTGCTTGACTGCAAACCAACCTGCAACATGATAACATTTACTCTTATTGGTTTTTGTAAATAGATGAAGTTTTCTTTTAACATCTAATACACTATTGAAAATTCTATTATTACCAGTAGGGAATACTGCAAACGGTGGGATAGTTGTTGTTTGATTGGATTTAACTACTCTTTCAAACTCAATATTTTTAACTTTTTCAATTTGTTTAGTGTTATCATAATGTTCTATGTTAGTACCAATTTTAACCTCAAATCCGTTACCTTGGCTCTCTACATTTCCTACTTTTCTTTCACCGTCTGTTACTACCCAAAATTGGTTCTTAATAATTGGCTTTGCTATTAAGTTCATGTTGTTCCTTTTAATCTAAATTTTTTAAGATACTCTGTGGCATCTGTAACCGTTTCAGTTTCATACGTCGGTTTTTCTGGTTCATATGCATCACCAAAATCTAATCCATATGAATTAGCATAATATTCTACCAATGAATCTATCAATAATTCTAATGTTTCTTTATCCAGATTATCTAATCCTAACAATGATACATTCATTTTTTTATTACTCATTTTTTAAGTTCATTCCAAGTAAGTTTTTTAGCTAAATCTTCTAGTTCTTTATTGTCTTTTTTAAGCATATGAGGTGCCATAATATTCAAGTATTCTATCATAGCCTCAACACCTTTTTCAGTAAAATGACAATATTCAGGTCCTACATTACTATGATAGTAATAATCACGATCTTTGATTATTTCTAACAAACCAGCATATACTTGTTTCTTAAACAGGTTTGTCACAAAGCGATCCTTGATATGGACTACTAAGCCACTTAGTATAAGCTTCAGCTTGAGTAGAAATTTTTGTAAGTTCATATTTACCACATAGTTTCATAAAGTGAATTCCAATTTGACCTTTTTCTGCTACATTCAACCCTGTTTTAATATTCTCGTCAACATGCATTTTAACATCATCCGGTTGTGCAGTCAAGTCAATTAATATACGATTGCGTTCGTAGTCATCTCTTACTCTATGTTCGACCTCATTATGATCTACCCAGCGTTGTAACATTAAATTGTTCCAATCAAACCCCATTTTTGTTCTATCTGCGTAGGCTTCAATTAAACCCACCTTATTCTTAGTACCTTTTTCACGTACACCGGGATATGCACTAAAAACATTATCAGTTGAATCACCACGCATACATTTTTTAAACAATAAGTATTGAGGATCTTCTAGTAGTTTAGGTTGTTTAGTTTTTTTGTCTATAACAAGCTTACCTTTTTCATCATGGTATCCTTTGAGGGTGATGAATTGATTTGTGATTCCATTGTACTGGAACACGTTCTCACTAATAAGCTGAATATAATCGGTATCAGAACTAATAATATAATGCGAGTCATTTGGATGTAAGTATATAAATCTTGCTATGATATCATCAGCCTCTGCTTTAGGATCACGCAGTACGCTAACATTTGTTTTTTCTTTAAGAAATGTAGTGAAGACCTCATAAGTTTCCCAAAACATCTTGTTTTCTTCAATCTCATCCTCAGTTTGGCTTTGTGTATCCACAATACGATTTTTCTTATATGGTTCATAGTAATCTTTCCTCCAACTACGACCCTCAGTACAGAACACAACATGGTCAATTCCAAACTTACGAACTACTTGATTAACACTAGCAAGTGTTAAATGTAATGCCATTCCTATTTTTTCTTCTGTAGTAGTGTTGCGACTTGCAACATGCCGGGCACGAAAGAAAGTATTTGCAGTATCAATCAAAGCATATTTTTGCATTTTATGTGTATATTTAGTTCAAAGTATGCGTATATTATATGACATATATGAATAATTTGCAAATATTTTGGGTAACATATTAAATATTGATATGTATTACATATTTGTCATATTTCTATTTCCATTATCAGTACTAGCGGCTGATATGGATAAGTGCAATCAAGAAAAGGATTACACAGTAAAAAATATGTGTTTAGCAATTGCGGCTGGAAGTGTTACCTATTGTGAGAAGTTAATGAGAGCCGATGACAAAATGAGTTGTACACTAAAGGTACGTGACTTACAAAGAAAAATTATGAATCAATATCATCCATTGAATGATAGCAATACTCAAAAACGTTGACTACTCATATGAAAATAGTGCTGTAGATAACAAGGGGCTCTTAAAAGATTTGTTTCTAGTGGGATCTTTTATGTTTAGTATTGGTTTTTTACCATAAATCTCTTTATATTGTCTGGTCAATTCACCTTCTGCCCATGTAGTTAACTCTTTATCGCTATCGTATAGGTGAGTTATATACGGTTTTCTTCTATCTATATCCCATATACCGATAATTAAATCATCTTTTGTTAAATTAGGAATGTTACCTTTTTTAATTTCTCTTTCTACATTAGACCAAAAATCGTCACCGTGACTACTATAATAGTCAGGATCTTCCCATCCCGGGGCATGTTCTACTTGTCTTTTAACTCTCTCACCTGTGGCTTTGCTAGTGTTAGGTCCAGGGCATGGCGCACTTTCACCAAACTTAAGTACTTCAATATGTAATCCATTCCTATAACAAATAGCATATACATAATTTTTTATGTTATAATAATGCATTAAATCATAAACTTCCGTTGACGATTTTAATTTACTGCATTCTATTACAAAATCAGGTTTTAACATATCTATATCAAACATCAACTTACCTCCGTTTTTCCGTTACCAATATCTCTTTGTACAATTGTTCTAGTCATCTCACGAACATCTGGATCTGCTTGTTGTTGTTCATATATTTCTAAAACCACGTTTCTGCAAACTGTTTGAAACCATCTATCTACGATATCATTGTCGGTATCATCTTCATTCATTTTATAACCTGCACGAACTAAATTTAGTATGAATTTATCATTCCAATCAAGTTCAAAGGCACCGCTATTGATATCGTTTGGATCAATATCCATGCTCAGTATATTGACATAAGGCTCACCTGCCATAGTTGCTTTTTCTTTTGCAGTAAGTTGAACCTCTACCTTTTTTTCTCTAGGTTTTCTAGGCTTTTTAGGTTTAGGTTCTACTACTGTTTCTACAACAGGTTCTACCTTAGGCGGCTTTGAGAATAGGTTCTTTAATTTGTTTAGCATTTATATATCTATCATAAAAATCAAAGCTGGCTAAATTTTTAGCCTTTGACTCGCAGAGGATATCAAAATCATTTGAGAATGTAGCTGCCCATTCATTGACCGCCTCATTCCAATAGTATTCGCTATGTGCACGTAGTTTTTGTTTGTTGTGCCCATTTGCAATTAACGTACCATGATCGGGTAAGATGTGTCTGTCATGACCAACAAGTACATCTTCCCTACTAACAGAGTAGTGCATAGTAGGCCTGATACCACGCCAACTAGAAATAACCCTTTCAACACGCGGATCATTTGGGGAGATGTATTCCCCCGTTTTAACCCAATGATGATGAATATCCAAAACGATAGGCACCAAGTCACTAATAGTAAGACAGTCATCCAATCCATACGAAATTTCCTCATTCTCTATCGTTAAACAGTTACGCGCCTCAGTAGACAATCTATTGTAAACCTTGCGAATACCTTCTGGGCCTTGACGACCACTAATATGTACATTGACTTTAAAATCTTGAAAAGTCTTACCATAATCCATCCATCGTACCATATCACAATGATACTCAAATTCTTTAATACTTTGTTCAACAACTTCGGGTCTATCACTAGCAAGAACAACAAACTGATCTGGGTGAAAACTTAAGCGAACATCATTTTGTCGTGCAGTTTCACCTATAGGTGCCATCCAACGTTGCAAACTATCTTGTATGTCTTGTCGTTGCCAAAAGTCTTTGTACTCATTGTGAGTATAAAAACTAAACATATCACTAGTAAGACGAACCATACGTAAACCTGGCTCTAAACTTGCAACACGTTTGACCAAATTATGTGTATGCATAATATTAGTCTTAGCAACATCAAGTATCTTTTCTTCTACAATATCTCGTTTATTACGCCTCGCCCATGCAAGTGTAGTGCCACCTGTATTGAGTCCCTCAACACTGGATATCTCACCTTTTTTATTGAGTTCGGAAAACTTGCAAGCAAAGCCAATTCGTTTAATAGTCATATATTTAGTGTAAAATGTATAGAGACTTAAGTATATCACTACTCATATTATTTGTCAACCTTTAGTAAATCCTTAATATCATACAAGTTTTTCATGTATGGACTGACGTTTTCTAATACACTTTTTGGAATATCACCCTCTCTGCGAGGTCCATATGTAATATCAATTTTAGCATTATTGACCAATTCAAATAGTGTGACCATTTCTTTGACAGTATAACCTACACCGTGACCCAAACACTCAATACTATTACTTGATTTTTCAATTGCGGTTCTAAGTGCATCACAAATTTCATTCACATGAACATAGTCACGTACACAAGTTCCATCCCAACTTTCATCATAATCTTCACCAAATATAGTAAACTTGCCCGTTTCTTTTGCTTTGAGCAAATTATACATTAATCCATCTGGGTTGGTTGGTTTGAAACCATCACTACCGATCACATTATAAAATCTAAAGATAGTATATGGTAACTTCATATATTCACACCATTCTTTGACACAATCTTCTGCGGCTCTTTTACTAGTACCATATGCACTTTGGCAACTCTCTGCTGCACCTGTACTAGCAAAGATAAAGTTTTTGCACTTAACTGTTTTCAATACATTCAATGTACCAATAAAGTTAGTCATGTAGTAATCAGTGGGTTTCTTTTCACTTTCGCTAACACTTACTAATGCGGCTAAATGAATAATGGCATCAAATACTATTTTATTTTCTGGAACTATTTGTCGTATGTCATGCTTTCTATGACTTGTGATAGGGTATTGTGGATTGTTTAAATCTAATCCATGTAACTCATACTCACCATCTAATATCTTAGACAGATGACTACCTATATATCCACTATTACCTGTTATTAATATTTTTTTCATACAAATTCAAATAGCCCTATTCCTGTAGTTTTTTCAACTGGTTTATAAGTTGGGTCTTTACTCAGGTAAGAATTTTTATCTGTATAAACCCTATTTATAAATTTATGTCTGTTTGATAACACACTTTCAAAATCTTCTCTTGCTAAATGAGTTCTCTTTAAATCTGTGATA